TCAAATTGTCGCACAGATGTCGGCTGGACAATGCAGCACGGAGAAAACGAGATATCGATCTTTGACGAATTCGACTACGCCTTTCTAGGCGATATACACAAAACAAATCAAGCATTAGACGACGCAGGAAAGATACGGTATCCAGGTTCTACAGTACAGCAGAACTTCGGAGAGACGAATGATAAAGGTTTTCTTATATGGGAAATAGAAGATAAAGAAAACTTTACGGTGAGGCATATCCAAATACCGAACCCAAAGCCCTTCGTCACTATAAACTTAACCAGAACCGGTCGTATACCTAAAAACACAGATTGTCCTCTGGGTGCTCGTATTCGATTGGTATCAGAAAATAGTTTGCCTGTGAGTACCATGAAACGCGCAATGGATGCAGCAAAACACAGGTTTAAACCAGAAAGCATTGGATATCTTAACCGGTCAGCCGGTCAACGGGGTAACGTAGAGGATTTAACAACTGATGATATAGAAGAAAATCTACGTGACGTCACAGTGCAAGAAAAACTTATCAAAGAGTATCTTAAAGACTTCGAACCAACAGACGAACAATTAGAGGCTGTTTTCAAATTAAATCGTAAGTGCAATGCAACCTTGGCAGAGCAAGATGATGTACAGCGTAATGTTAATTGGAATCTGCGCACAATGCACTGGAACAACTTATTTAATTATGGCGAAGACAACTCCATAGATTTTGATAAGCTAAATGGTATTATTGGCATCTTTGGAAAAAACTTTTCTGGTAAGTCTTCTGTTGTTGATAGTATGTTATACACTATCTTCAACTCTACAAGCAAGAACGAAAGAAAAAACCTTAATATTATAAACCAAAACAAAGAAGATGCTGATGGCTTAGTTACTATTGACGTCGGGCACAAGCGCTATACAATAGAGCGTAAAAGTGAAAAGTACGTTAAAAAACTTAAAGGCGAAGAGACATTAGAAGCGAAAACAGACATTGTGTTTAAAGTAAAAGACATGGTGACCGATGAAGAAACATATCTTAATGGCAACACTAGAAACGAAACCGATGCTATTATTAGAAATCATTTTGGTAACGTCGACGACTTCTTAATGACATCAATGTCTTCACAAATAGATTCTCTTCGTTTTATCAACGAAGGTTCTACAAAAAGAAAAGAGGTTCTAGCAAAGTTTCTTGATCTCCAGTTCTTTGAAAAAAAGTATAAACTAATCAAAGATGAGGCTGCCGATCTCCGCGGAGCGCTCCGGAAAGCAGAAGATATAGATTATAACAGCGAGATCTTTGAAATAGAAAAACAAATAATGTTTTCTGAAAATAAAATTGTTGAACAAAACGAAATGTGCGAAAGTCTAAATAAAGAACTGATGACTTTGCAGTTAGACAAAAAAGATTTAGAAACAAAGATAGATTCAATTCCAGCAGAAGTTATTGATATATGTGAGGTTCTAAAAGAAAAAAACAAACAAGAACAAAACGTTCTTACATTTAACACTAATGTTGGCGATTGTAATACAATACTTGCTGAAAATAACGAACTTTTAGATAAAATAGCGAAGTTTGAAGAATCGTTTGATGTCGTCTCTGTTAAAAATCAAAAAGACGAAATAGATGAAAAACTTCTTAAAATAAGCAATCTTCTAACAGAACTAGAAAACGCAGAAAAACTTAAAGAATTAAATGAGAAAAAAGTAAAACTTTTAAGCGAAGTGCCATGTGGTGATAAATTTAAATCTTGTAAATTTATTAAAGACGCGCACTGTTCAAAAGAAACACTTGTTGATCTTGTGAATCAAGTTCAGTCAATAAACAGCCAAAAAGAAAAAGCAGAAAGGCTTTTGAATAAATCAAATGAAGAAAAAATTAATTCTCATTTAGAAAACTATCAAAAACTAATGGAGAAAAGAAAATCTGCCGAACGTATCGTTTTAAAAACAGATCTTGAAAAAGGTAAGTGGGAAAATTCTATTCTTTCCGCAAAGAATGAATTACAGCGTATTAATATATTAATTGAAGATTACAATAAAAATAAAAGTCTTATCGAAAATAAAGAGACATTTACTCTACAATTGGCAAATGTAGCAAAAGAAATAACTAAAAAACAAAAAAACATAGATAAGTGTCGTACTGAATTGTTGAACCTACACAGAGATAATGGTTCATTAGCTCAACAAGTACAAACACTACAAGAAAAGAAAGAGTGGCTGCATAATCTACAAAATGACATCACAGCTTTTGATCTTCTCATGAAGTGCATGCACCCCAATGGTATTGCTTATGACATTATCAAAAAGAAGCTGCCCATCATTAACGATGAAATGTCTCGTATATTGGCCAACGTTGTTGATTTTGAGATTTTCTTTGAAGCAGAAGAGAAAAGATTAAATATTTTTATTAAACACCCAAAATATGATAGACGGCCGATTGAGATGGGTTCAGGCGCAGAAAAGACCCTAGCTGCAATGGCTATTCGTCTTGCGCTTTTATCTGTATCATCTCTTCCAAAGTCTAATATCTTTATCCTCGATGAGCCAGGGACTGCGCTAGATGCCGAAAATATGGATGGTTTTATTTCAATTTTAGAACTAATTAAGACATACTTTAAAACGGTCATTTTGATTTCTCATCTTGACCATCTTAAAGATTGTGTGGACCAGCAAATCACAATCGATAAAAAAGAGGGGTTCGCACACATTATGATTTGAGGTTCTAAATGGCTACGATATATGTTAAAGCATCTGACGCCGGCGCCAGTGATAGTAATGCCGGTACAGACCCTTCTGCACCGAAAGCAACTATTCAATCTGCAATAGAAGCAGCAGATGATTCTGCTCCTGCCGTGGTTATAATATTAGATTCAGAAACTTATGGGGAACAGTTAAATGTTGGAACTGATGGCGGATTTACTCCTCAAAACATAACCATAAAAGGAGACACTGGGCAATTACCAGTTTTAGATGGTCAGGGCAATCAAGCCGGCGGCATTCGAGGAACTCATGGCAGGGGCACCGTTGCCCGTACATGCACAGTACAAAACATGAAATTTACCAGGCATGCTGGCGCCACTACTTCCGGGGGAGTTTTTCAAGGCAACGGTAGCCAAACAAATCTTGGTCTTGCTTTTGTAGCTATTGATTGTGAATTCGTTGCAAACACGACTGCAATTTTTATGAGAACCGGTGGCAATAGTGATAACCACAATTCAGCTAATAGGTGTAAGTTTACAGAAAATACAAAACCTTTGGTAGATCAGCATTCCGGTACCGGCCCGGGCCTTGGTGATATGTTTATTGATTTTGTTAACTGTGTTTTTGGAATAACAGCAAATACTGAAGGGATCGACTTAGGAACTGGAACAAGTAATGGCACTGTTAAAAATTGTTCTTTTGTTACAAATACAGATCAAAGCGGTCATCATATTATTTTAGCCGCCGTAATTGAAAACACCGTTGTTCAAAATTTAGCGTCTACTAGTAATAATTTAGTTGGTATTCAAGCAAACTCTTCTAGATCAAACAATGCCACTTTTGGTAATTTTGCTACTGCTCAAACTGGAGGCACAGACGGAGGAAATAATTTAGAAGGACAAGATCCTCTTTTTACCGATACTACTCTTAGCAATCCAGACCTTTCAATACCCTCAAATTCACCACTTGTAGATGCAGGTAAAACAATATCTGCCATTACAGTTGATTTTAATGGTGTTACGCGACCACAGAATGCGAATTATGATATTGGCGCATTTGAGTTAGAGCTTCCGGCTTTCTATCCTGCAAATGATGCTGGTGAGAAGTTTGCTAGAAAATTTGGGTCAGATAGTTTTTCAATTCACAGTACCGCAAACATGCTTTTTACTAGAAAATTTGCACTAACTGGTAGCGGAAACGATCAGGGTCCTTTCTTTCTAAGCAATCCTAGTCCGGTAAACCTAAGAGAACGAACAGATCCTTACAAAAATGAGACATAGGAGATAATAAAATGGCAAGAGTAAAACCTTTTTTAGATAAATTTTTAGGAAGATTTCTTTCTAGAAAACTTATGGTTTGGATGACCGCAACATGGTTTATGTTAGTAGGTGATGCGCTAACTTCTTCTGATTGGGTGGCTGTTTCACTCGCTTACATTGGCATCCAAGGCATTGCAGATATAGCAGCGACATGGAAGCACGGAAAATAATGTTAACCTTGCTAGCAACAAAATCAGCGTTAAAAAAAATGTGGACCTGGTTAAAACATAATTGGTATGTACCGGCTGTTATTGTTTACACTTTAACCCTTTGGTTTTTATTTAGAAATAAAACAAAAGCCTTAGAGGTGTTAGAAATTCGATCCAAAAGTTATCAAAATCAAATAAAAACAATAGAGGATACACACAAAAAAGAAATACAGACAAGAGATCAAATATTAAAAAACTATAACAATATTTTGTCTCAATTAGAAAAAGATTATAAAGAAAAAAATATGAAGCTAGATAAAAAGAAAAAACAAGAGATAAAAAAGATAGTAAAAGAGTTTAATGATCGACCTGATGATCTTGCAAAAACTTTAGCAGAAAAATTTGGATTAGAATATGTGGAATAAAATTATAGCACTGTTTGTTTGTTTTTGTCTTGTTTACACACCAGTTTGTTTTGCAGAGGAGCCTACGCTGCCAAAAGGTAAAATAACTGGTCTTTCAAAAGGTGAACATGCACCATACACTGGTGTGTTGTTAGACAATATTGCTGCAGCGAGAGTATTTTCAAATAAAAAGTATCTTGAAGAACAATGGCAGCTTAAGCTTCAATATGAATTAGGAAAACAGAAAGCAACGTTGGATCTTACAATACAATCTCAAAAAGCTAGTTTAGATGCCTTACAAGAAAAACACACCACCTTAATGAAACTTAAAGATGATGAGATAAAAAGATTATCTGATTTAGCAGTAGGAAAAGAAGATTATACAACTTGGTGGGCAGTCGGTGGCGTGCTTGTTGGTATTGGTTTAACAATTGCTGTCGTATATGCAGTAGATGCCAATCCAAGTAGATAATATAATTAAAAAATCTGTGTCTCGTGTTATAATGGGCTGTAAATGAAAAAAGATTTAAATCAAATAGCAAAAATAGAAAAAGCTATGTCTAAAAAGTTTGGACATGAATCTATCATAAATCCAAAATCAGGCTGGGATGATGAAAAAGAAAAACAATATTTAGAAGATTTGAAAGAGTTTTACTCTGAAGAATACAAAGAGGCTGGTGACAAAATAAATGAAGACGGCTTTTTCATCACCAGAAACCTAATTAATAAAGAAATAAAAAGAGTTTGCCCAGTTTGCGAAACTTATTCTTTCTCCGGTAGAGATGATATGTATATGAATAAATTTGAATGTTGTGAAAAGTGCTACATTCAATGGGTAGAAGGTAGAGAAGAAAAATGGTTAGAAGGCTGGCGACCTGATAAGGAGCAAAATTAATGGCTACAGTATATGACATTGTTAAGGGAATCAACCAAGCAGCAGCAAATGCTTATGATGGATCACATGATGCACGATTCAGAACAGATGGTAAAGATGACCCCATCGGTCTTAAACGTGAAAAAGGTTGTGCTTTAAATGATTCTAGAGTAATAGACGGCTTTAAGGTTCGTATGAGTGGGCCAAAACTTATTGTCTCTTATCAGTCTGAAATGCCTATGTCTTCTTTTCACAACACTAAATTAGACGAAGAATTAGAGCAAACATTTGCCGATATTGTAAAATTTTTGAAGAAAGAATATAAGAATCTTACTGGCGAAACATTAACTCTTACTGAGGATGGCCCTGCTGGCATGTTACTGCAAAATATGTCAAAAATTCGAACTTTTGTTCAAGCCTCTAAGGTCTACACTGTAGGTAATTTGAAAGATGTTGTTCCTGTCGGGGAGCCATCACAAGATCGTCTTGAGGATAATTTTCGTAAGTTTCTTGAGCAGTCTTCTGATAAAAGACCTCAAAATGACACTAGACCAAATGATTAATGGCTTACAAACTTACAAAAGAAAAGATAGTAAAAGAAGTCGTAAAATCCGGCAAGAAGCCGGTTTATTTTATAAACACATACTGTAAAATTCCCCACCCAGGCAAAGGTCTTATTCCATTTAAAACTTATGACTTTCAAGCAGATCTAGTAGATGATCTTGCTCTACATCGTTTTATCGTTGTTCTGAAAGCAAGACAGCTAGGTATTTCAACTATTACTGCTGCTTATGTCGCTTGGCTGGTTCTTTTTCACAGAGATAAAAACGTTCTCATTGTTGCAACAAAGCTAGCAACTGCAGCAAACTTAGTTAAGAAAGTAAAAACTATTCTAAAAAACTTGCCTCCTTGGTTAAAGATAGCAAATTTCAGCGTAGATAATAAAAATAGCATTGAATTGACAAATGGAAGTCAAGTAAAGGCATCGTCAACTTCTGGCGATGCTGGTCGTTCAGAAGCTTTATCTTTGCTCGTTATTGATGAGGCTGCACACATCGATGGTCTTGATGAGTTGTGGACCGGTCTCTATCCTACGATTTCTACTGGTGGTCGTTGTATTGCTATCTCAACTCCAAACGGCGT